CATTCCCCTATAGCTCAATTGGCAGAGTATTTGACTGTTAATCAAAGTGTTCCTGGTTCGAGTCCAGGTGGGGGAGTTGCCCTTGTAGCTCAGTGGTAGAGCAACGGTTTTGTAAACCGTTGGCCGTCCGTTCAAATCGGATCAGGGGCTTGACATAATACTCGTTATGTCTTATACTTTTCTGGTGTGAAGGAAGTACGCTGAGAGTGATGCCAAAAGTAAGGCACCCCGACAAGGGATACAGTAGAAGGATGCGAAACCTTCCACTCTCACAAACATTAGGTAAGTAAAGTAAAAGGAGCATGGGAACCAGTAATGGAGATACCGCACCTGCCTATATGCGAAATTAATTCAGCGGTAGAATGTCTGCCTTCCAAGCAGAACGTCAGGAGTTCGAATCTCCTATTTCGCTTCCCCAATTTTTTGGGAGTACTAAATAAACTTCGTAGTTGTAAAACTTAACAAACTTTATGAAATTTTTCAATCAACTGATGCTTGCACCTGTTGCTCTTGGAATGATTGCACCTGCCGCACAAGCAGCAGACCTTAATTTGGCAGCAGTCAACCAATACGCTTCGGCAGAACAGGTCACAAGTGTTACACAATTCTCTGATGTAAAACCTACTGATTGGGCATATCAGGCACTCACCAACCTTGTAACTCGTTATGGTTGCGTTGCAGGATATCCTAATGGTACTTTTGCAGGTGGGAAAGCAATGACTCGTTTTGAGGCAGCGGCACTTCTGAATGCCTGTCTTGATCGTGTTACTGAAACAACTGATGAACTTCGTAAACTTCTTACTGAGTTTGATACAGAACTGACTGTATTGACTGCTCGTGTAGATGGTCTTGAGAGTAAAGTTGGTAAACTTCAAGCAACTCAATTCTCTACTACTACCAAACTCAAGGGTGAAGCAAACTTCGTTCTTGGTGGTGTTCCTGGTTATAAGACCACTACTGGTGCTACTGCTGGTAATACTGCATTCAACTATGACCTTCGTATCAACTTTGATACATCGTTCACTGGTAAGGATTTGCTCCGTACTCGTCTGCGTTCTGGTAACTTCTCCAGTCAACCTTTCGGTTCTTCTTCATCACTTCTCAAACTTGATAAAGCAGAAACCTCACAAGGAACTGGAACCAGTAGCAACGTCTGGTTGGATCGCCTATATTACACCTTCCCTGTTGGTCAGAATGTAAAACTGACTGCTGGTGCTCTGGTTCGTAATACGGAAATGGCATGGATTGCTTCGGCATATAAGTCTGATATTCTTGACTTCTTCCAACTTGGTGGTACTTCAGGTGTCTATAACAAGGCAACTGGTGCTGGTTTCGGTGCTCAGTATACTCAACCTGGAAAGCAAGGTTTGGTTGCTAACCTAAACTATGTTGCAGAGAATGGTTCTGATAGTGCTACGGGTGTCTTTGATTCTGAAGGCAAACTGAACTTGCTTGCTCAGGTTGGTTACCGTGCTCCTCAGTATGGTATTGCCGTTGGTTACCGTTATGGTACTGAAGGTTCACGAGTTCGTAACTACAATGCTCTTGGTGGTGGTTCTGGTGCTCTTACAAACGGGCAAGATTCCAACAGCGTAGCATTCAATGCTTATTGGCAACCTAAGACCTCTGGCATTGTTCCTTCAATCAGTTTTGGTTATGGATATAATGGTGTGACTGGTACTGGTAAGGCAACTGGTGCAACCAATTCACAATCTTGGTTCACTGGTCTTCAGTGGTCTGATGTGTTTGCTAAGGGTAATGCTGCTGGTGTTGCTGTTGGTCAACCTTCAAACTCTGAGAATGCTTCTAAAGCAACCATGCTTGAAGTATTCTATAAGTATCGTGTAAGCGACAACATTGCGATTACTCCTGCAGTGTTCTATGTCTCGGACAATCAAGGTTCTAAAAATGCTTCCTCTAACTGGGGTGGTGTAATTCAGACAACCTTCCGTTTCTGATAATGATGGGGGGTGACAAAACCCCCTTTTTTGTGTATTGTAGTTTGGAGTTAAGATTTTTATGTCACTTATTTCACAACAAGATAGAGTACTTGCAATTAAGGCTTTGGAGCATTATGCATCTTCATTTAAAGATGTTATGACCGAAGCAGAAAGAGCAGAATCAAATGCTCTTCTTAACTGGATTAAACTTGAGTATAATAAGCATGAACATTAAACTTTGGTATTGTGAGTCAATGAAACAATGGCGTTGGACATTGACTGATTGTTCCCGTCCAATCATCAAACAAGAATCTGGACAAAGACCAGATCTGAGGGATGCTATGAATGATGTTGCAAATACTGTAGAGTTTATGCTACAATCTCATTGATCTATCGGGTGATTAGCTCAGCGGTAGCAGCGTCTGCTTTACACGCAGAATGTCACTGGTTCGAATCCAGTATCGCCCATTTATAAATACTTGAAAAGTATTGGTGTAATGGAAAAATTATATAAACTCATTAGTGATGTGCAGGCAAATCTTTTTGTCCTTTTTCATAAGACATGGGTTTTTCATTGGAATGTAGTAGGTCCTGATTTTCAACAACTTCATACTCTCTTCGGTGGTCAGTATGAGACTATGTTTGAAGAGATTGATCGTATCAGCGAGCACATGCGTTTTATGAATGTGCGTCCTATTGGTACTCTTACAAGAATGGTTGAAGTGGCAACCGTTGGTGAAGGATCTAATACATCCCAAATTGATGAAATGGGACAAAAGCAAATTATCCCAGGTAAACCGATTACAAAATCTGATGAGATGATCAAGCGTTTGATGGTTGATAATCTTACTTTGATTGAATTACTTACTGCTTTATCTGAGGAAGCAGAAGCACAGAAGCAATATGCTACTGCCAATATTGCTCAAGATATCATGGAATCACATGGCAAATTTGTTTGGCAATTAAGATCATTTACTGAGAAGACTGCCAAACTTTCAATCGAAGATTCTGAACAAACTCCAATTGAAGTTCCGGAAGAACAACCAGTAGATCCATACCAAGTACAACCATTCGTACAGCAACAATAAATTTGATAATAAAATGGAAAACTTACGCATTCGTTGCAAATCTTGCAACAGAGAAATAGAAGGGCATCATAGTAGAACAGTCTCTTGTGGTTGCTCAAATATGGCAACTATTCGTGGAGATAAAATCTCTGCGGTTGACTTATCCAAGGTTGTTATGCTAAACTCTATACAGATCAAAGAAAGGTCTGGTGTTCTTACAACTGAAGATCTTGCTTTTCAGGAAGCAAGGCGTCAGCGTAAAGTGAGACGCTTAGACTTTGAAGTCCGTTGAGGACTTATTTTGGAGAGAGTCCGGTTGGTCGAGGACACCGCCTTGAAAGCGGCTGGGTGTAAAAACTTCGCAGGTTCGATTCCTGTTTTCTCCGTTACACTACACTACAAAACAAATGGATTCTCACACCTTAAACAACTGGGTGAAAATTAAAGAAACATTTGAGAAGTCTGGAAATACCGACAACCATTTTTATAAGAGAGCATGTGCCATCATAAAAACTGGTAAAGACCCATTAGAAAATTATCTTGGTGGTAAGATCGGTTGACACGATGAGGTAGTCGTGGTATTATAGATATATTGGACAAACAGGTAAGTCACTTATTTTGAAATAAATCCGAAACTTATTACTTTTATAAATAGTTATAAGAAAAAAATTTTTATTTTAATATGAAAAGGCATACCACCAAAGAACAACTTTTAAATGCTTGCATATCATCAAACGGTCCAGCACAAGTCTTAAAAAAGTTAGGTTTGTGTGAAAATGGAGCAACTCGTGCTTATCTTAAAAAAATATCTTTACAATATAATGTAGAAATACCCAAATATGAAACTCCAAGAAAATATGAGTTAATTGAAAAAAAATGTCCCGTTTGTGATAAAAAATTTAAAACCTCAAAGGGCATCAAGGGGGAAAAAACAGTTTGCTCTCGTGCTTGCTCCAACACATTCTTTAGAAGTGGAGAAAATAATCCAAATTATAAAGATGGATTTGATGGAGATGCACACTATCGCAAAATATGCTTTGCACATCATGAAAAAAAATGTTGCATTTGTAACTTTACTTACATAGTTGAAGTTCATCACATAGATTGTAATAAAGAGAATAATAAACCAAATAATTTAATTCCTTTGTGCTCAAATCATCATAGAATGTTTCATTCAAGATATCGTCAATTAGTTTCTCCATTAATTGAAGACTATATAAAAAGAAACGGAGTGTAGTAGAAAAGTTATCACTCTGCGTTTGGGACGCAGCGAAGAGGGGGCAGTACCTTCCACTCCGATTGTCAGTTTCACGACTGGCACACTTGACTTAAAGGTCAATTCATCCTATAATTACTAGGCAAACAAATCAAAGCAATGTCGGTTACAATTAAATTTAAGAAAGACCTCCAAACTCTTAAATCTGCAGTAAATGGTGATTTCTATCTTGATGTAAAGAGTCCGAAACTTTACAAAAAGATTCGTCGATATTATCAAAATGAAGGTGTAATGTTCTCTGAAGATGCCTTGGATAACTATGACATCCTCATGGAATGCATTGCCCAAGACCTTGAAACTTCTGAAGTTGCATGATGACAAAAGTTATTCTTGAACGGGAAGGTTATCGTTTCGTTGAGAAAGGTATTATCGAACTTAATGGTATGCCCGATTATCGTCTACAGAAACAAAACTATTACACTAAACATTGGAATGACATTTATTTGTTTGATAATTCTATTCAACTTACTACTGCAATGGAAGATCAACAGTATACTCGTTGGTTAGATCCTGATAGAGTTCCTTGTTATATGAAGGAAGATGATATTCTTGATTGGGATCAATAGTCACGGAGAGACTTAAAAAGTACTGGTCGGGACCCCCCTCGAAGTCACGGAGAGACTTTAAAAGTACTGGTGGAGTCAATTATGACCCTATGTTTACACACAACACACACTAAAGGAAAAAACAAATGACGCCTTACGAACTTAGATTTTCTATTTTACAGCAAGCACACACACTTGCTAATGATGAGTATCAAGCAGCATATGCTACTGCTGCAATGTGGAATGATAATCCTAAAAACTCAGTGATGATGAATTACCCAGAGTTTCCTACTTACGAATATATTGAAAAACTTGCAGAAAAAATTAATGCTTTTGTGAGTTCCAAATAGGTTTCCGATTTCCTTAAAAAATCGGTGGTGCGGATGGGACTCTCTCCCGCCTGGTTTCCAATTTCCAGTTAAAGAATTGGTGGCGAGCCTGAATGACCTAAGGGGAGAGTTGCATAAACTCTCCTTTTTTGCTATAATGATAGAAAGTATTTTATCTATGAAAGTTGCATTAATTACTGGTATTACTGGGCAGGATGGATCTTATCTTGCCGAATTGTTATTGGAAAAAGGATATGAAGTACACGGAATCATCAGAAGATCTTCCCTTATCAATACTCACAGAATTGATGGGATTTATGATCGTCTTAGTCTTCACTACGGTGATCTTACTGATTCTACTAACCTAGTTCGAGTTATTCAAAAAGTTCAACCTGATGAGATTTATAATCTTGGTGCTCAAAGTCATGTTAAGGTATCCTTTGAGATGCCTGAATACACTGCTGATGTCGATGCTGTGGGCACTCTTCGCGTTCTTGAAGCAGTACGTCTTCTGGGCATGGAAGACCGTGTACGCATCTATCAGGCGTCTACAAGTGAACTATATGGACTAGTTCAGGAAATCCCACAGAAAGAGACTACACCTTTCTATCCCCGTTCTCCTTATGGTGTGGCGAAGCTTTATGGATACTGGATCACAAAGAACTATCGTGAGGCATATGGAATGTATGCTTGCACTGGTATTCTTTTCAATCATGAATCTCCAAGACGAGGAGAAACATTTGTGACCCGTAAGATTACTCAGGCACTTTCTAGAATTTCTGTTGGTCTTCAAGATTGTTTGTATTTGGGTAACCTGAATGCTAAACGGGATTGGGGACATGCTAAAGACTTTGTAGAAGCAATGTGGTTAATGCTTCAACAAGATGAACCTGATGATTATGTAATTGCTACTGGAATTCAATACTCTGTAAAAGATTTTGTTGAGGAAGCAGCACCTTATTTTGGTATGAAGATTGAATGGATGGGTGAAGGTTTGGATGAGATTGGATATGATTGGAATACTAAAAAAGCAGTCATTCGAGTTGATCCTAAATATTTTAGACCTGCTGAAGTAGAGACTTTGTTAGGTGATGCCTCTAAGGCAAGGGAAAAAATGGGTTGGGAACCCAAGATTTCATTTGATCAATTAGTTGAGGATATGTGTGTTTATGGACAGTGAGAGTAAAGTATTTGTTGCAGGTAATCGAGGTCTTGTTGGATCTGCGATTGTAAGAAATTTAATTGCTAAAGGGTATAAAAATATCTATTCTGCTCCAAGAACTCATTTTGATTTGAGAGATCAGAATGATGTTGAAAAATACTTTGAGGTTAATCGACCGGAGTATGTATTTCTTTCTGCTGCAAAAGTTGGTGGGATTAAAGCAAATAATGACTATCCGGCACAATTTATTAGAGATAATCTGCAGATTCAAACTAATGTAATTGATGCTGCCTATCGTCATCGAGTTAAGAAACTTCTGTTTCTTGGTTCATCTTGCATCTATCCTAAATTTGCAACTCAACCTATTACTGAAGATCAGTTTATGACTGGTCCTTTGGAACCTACTAATGATGCTTATGCAATCGCAAAGATTGCTGGTATTCGTATGTGTCAAGCATATTATCAGCAATATGGATTTAAGGCAATTTCATTAATGCCTACAAACCTTTATGGTCTCAACGATAATTTTGATTTGGAAAGTTCACATGTTCTTCCCGCATTGATCCGCCGTTTTCATGAAGCAAAAGAGTTAAATTCCCCTCATGTTGAGTGTTGGGGGGATGGTTCTGCAATGCGTGAATTTCTTTATGTTGACGATCTTGCTGAAGCGTGTTATACTTGTATGGAGAATTATAATAGTTCTGAAATTATTAATGTTGGAACTGGAATTGATGTGACAATCAAACAACTTACAGGAATGATTGCTGACATTATTGGTTACACTGGAGAGATTATCTGGGACACTTCAAAACCAAATGGAACTCCCAAAAAAGTGTTAAATGTTGATAAAATAAAAGCACTTGGTTGGGAATCTAAAATTAATCTTCGTGATGGTATTAGATTAACTTACGACTGGTTTAGGGATACTATATAAATTAAATGAATTGAATTTATGGATAACAAAGAATGGTTTAAAAATCAATTAAAATTAATAGAAATAGAAGTTTTTTCTTTTTGTAATAGGAAATGTTGGTATTGTCCTAATTCCTATATTGATAGGCATAGTACTAACAACATTATGCCTGAAGAAAAGTACTTGAGTATATTGAATCAATTGAAAGAAATTGATTATCAAGAAGAAATTACATATAGTAGGTATAACGAACCTTTGTCTCATAGAGATATTATTGTAAAGAGAATAAATCAAGCTAGATCAATTTTACCAAATTGTAAACTTAGAACAAATACAAATGGTGATTACATTACTCTAGATTATATTTATGAATTGAGAGATAATGGACTCGATGAGTTATTCATTCAACAATATTTGGGTAATGATGAATTATATGATCATTCTAAAATGAAAGATAGAATGATTAAAAAAATTGCTGGATTGGGTGTAGAATATTCTGTTATAAGTGATATTGAAGATCATCGTATTGAATATAAATTAAATATTCCTGGAATAGTTGTACATTTAAGAGCAAGAAACTTTAGCATTGAAGGAACTGGAAGAACTAAAAAAGTATGTGACTTTAACTCTGAATATGTGAGAACAAAACCATGTGTTCAACCATTCAATAATATGTACATTGATTATAATGGATCTATTATGGTTTGTTGTAATTCTAGATCTGATGTTCCCGAAAATAGCGATGCTCTTATGGGAAATGTTGATGACGATAAACTATGGAATATCTATAGTGGTGATAAGTATACCTATTGGAGGGATCACTTGAAAGATGAATCTCCGAAGAGTGGTATGTGTGAAAAATGCAAAATTGATGTTGACTTTACTGAATTCTTATGAAAACTGTAGTATCTCATTTTTATAACGAGGAATATTTACTTCCTTGGTGGTTAAATCATCATAAAAAAGTTTTTGATTATGGCATCATGATCAATTATGCCTCTACGGATAGATCTGTTGAAATTATTAAAGAAATCTGTCCCCATTGGTTAGTTGTAGATTCGGTATTTGAAGAATTTGATGCAATTCTTCTTGATCAGGAAGTAATGCATTATGAAAGTCAAGTTCCTGGATGGAAAATTTGTTTAAATATTCCCGAATTTCTTTATGGCGATTATTCAGTATTGAATGACGATCCTACGCCACAAGAACATTATATTCCAAGTTTTTATTTTGTTGATCCTAATGAAAATACGATAGCAGATCCAAATATTCCTTTACATGAACAATTTAAATTTGGACTTGATTATAGAGATAATTTGGGAGGTATACATCCACAAAAAGGTAATAAAAGTTATAGGCATTGGAGAGTAATTCATAATCATGCTATTCAATATACTCCTGGAAGACATTTTGGTAGCGGACCAGAAGATCCACATTTTGCAGTTTTCTACTATAATCTTGCACCATTTAATGAAAGTATGATACAAAGAAAACTCCAAATACAAACTAGGTTATCTGATAGATTTAAAGATCAACATCATAAAATGAATAAGGATGAATTGTTCAGTGATAGAGAAAAATATTTTCTTCCATTTAGTGTAGATCTAAGTTCTGACATAGATCATTTTGTTAATTTGACTGGAATTTGATATGAGTCAAACTAAAAAAATTGTCATAACAAATCATACTGATAGATTTGTTGAATGGTATCATATCCTTACAGAACATGGATACACTAAAGATGATGTTATAATATATGATAGAGATGATGAAAAATTTAATGGTGCGAATCTTGATCCGGCAAGATTTGAAAAGTATGGGGTAGTTATTAAATCTCCTAATGTTGGGTATGGAATTTATGATTGTGGAAGATATATTTACGATAATTATGACAATCTTCCAGATTTTATGATTTTCATCAAATGCAATCTACTTCAGAATCATTATACTACTCGTAAAAGATTTGAATATGCATTGGACTCTAATTTCTTTGTTCCAATTGATGCCGATCCAGTTGAAAACTTTTATAGGACACCTTTATTTGTTAATGACGGTCCTTATGTAGAAAAAGTTACTGATATTATTTGTCCTAATACAAAAGTTTATCCTAGAATAAAAAATTTCGAAGAGTTTATTCGTGATCTTTTTATAATAGAAAGAATTCCTGATTATCTATTATTTGCTCCTGGTGGTAATTATGTTGTTCCAAAGGAAAATATGCTAAAATATAGCAAGAACTTTTATAAAAAAATGATGGTTTATACTGACTATCATCATAGTGATGTTCAAGAAGCACATTGGTTTGAACGAATCTTGACCATGGCTTGGCAAGGTTGCCTAGAAGAAAATTTTTCACACATTGTTTGAGGAAATTAAATGAAATTAGTTGAAATTTTAAGTACTAATGAAAAAATTCTTAGTATTGGAGATATTGTAAGCGATAAAAATACAGCACATTCTTATATTGATAATTTTTATGAGAATGAATTTGCGAAATATAAAAACAAAAGCATTTCTTTCTTGGAAATTGGAATTAATAATGGATCTTGTTTTGAAATGTGGAGAAATTATTTTACAAAAGCAAAAGAAATTGTTGGGGTAGATATTAGGGAAGATTTTGTACTTCCCGTCTTTAAGTATTTGGATGGAGTAACTTATCATTTTTGTGATGCATATGATGAAAGTTTTGTAAAAACTCTTCCAAAGTTTGATATTATTATTGATGATGGATCTCATTTGCTTGAACACCAAGTTAGGTTTATAGAATTGTATTTGGATTACTTGAAATCTGGTGGTGTTATGGTAGTGGAGGATATTGCAGTTGGAAACTATCCAAATGCTCAAAACATCTTAACCTCGTTAGTTGACGGTATTGAAGGAATTTCTTATGAATGGTTAGATTTTAGGGAAATTAAAGGTAGAGATGATGATATCTTGATGATCATCAGGAAAAAATAATTAAAATTTGTAAATTTGTATAATTAAAATGAAAAAATTAAAAGAAATCATCCAAGAACATAATTTAAATATTGAAACTAATCCAAAATATGGAACAGACAAGGGATATCCAAAATCTTATGTTGACGAATTTTATGAAGATAAATTCTCACCATTAATTGATTCTGAAATTACTTTAGTTGAAATTGGTGTTAGATCTGGAGCTTCATTAAAATTATGGAGTGAGTATTTTTCTAAAGCAAATATTATTGGTATTGATAATCTTAGTGACTTTAATGATCACCAAGTTCCAATTAATGAAAATTGGACTTCTTCCGAAAAAGTTACTTTTATTGATGCTGATGGATATTTAGAAGAAACTGTTGATAAGATAAATGATAAAATTGATATTCTAATCGATGATGGACCACATACACTCGAAAGTCATATTAAATTGTTGGAGTTATATATTCCAAAAATGAATAATGGTGGTATGATTATTATTGAAGATATTTCATATGATCCTAATCAATTATATTCTTATGTTCCTGAAAATTTACAGGATAAATCTTATGTTTGTGACTACGGTGGATATGATAATAGGCTTATCATAATCGAATTATGAAAGATAAATTTTCAACCAAACTGATAGTATCTAATTATAATACAGATTTGGAATGGTTAAAAATAACCTATAATTATGGATTTTCTCCAGAAAATACAATAATTTATGATCGTAGTGATGAAACTAAAGATTGGTCGAATCTGGGTAAAAGTATTACTTCCCCAAATGTTGGTGAAAATATTTATGATATGATGAGATTTATAATTGAAAATTATGAAGATCTTCCCGACATATCAATATTTGTAAAAGGTAATTTACTCTCTAAGCCTGGAAACTCGGATGGATCTTCATATTATTATACTTATCCGGATAGATTTATCAGAGCAATTCAATCTAATTACTTTCTTCCTATAGAAAGAGATTGTCCAGTGACCAATATATTTGTAAATGGTGGAGGATATGTGGAAAGAACTTGGGCACCTGATTCAAATATTCCGAGAAAATATTTCTCAAGTTTTTATGAACTTTTGAATTTACTTTTTGTTAATCCAGTAAATCCCGAATATATTAGATTTGCTCCTGGTGGAAATTATGTGGTTCCAAAACAAAATATTTTAAAATTTAGTAAAAATTTTTATTTAAAATTAAAATTATTCTCATCTCATCATGATGAAAATGATATTACTGGACATTCTACTTGTGCGGAAGCATATTTAATTGAGAGACTTCTTTATATGATGTGGACAGAAGATCTAATAGAAAAAGAGGATTTATGAAAGTATTTGATGTATTTTTATTTTTTAATGAACTGGATCTTTTAGAGATTCGTTTGAATATGCTTTATCCCTTCGTAGATTATTTCGTGATCAACGAAGCAACTCAAACTTTTTTTGGATCTGATAAACCCCTTTATTATCTTGAAAATAAAGAAAGATTTAAAAAATTTGAAGATAAAATAATTCATAATATTATTGAACCTCCTACAATTGAACAACTTGATGATGCAGGACAAAAATATGGAACTCCAGTAAGATGCCATCAAATTGATGCTTATCAAAAAGATACCATTAAGGATTTTTTAAACACTTTATGCTCTTCGAATGATGCTATTATTTGGAGTGATCTTGATGAAATTCCAAATCCAGAAGTAATTCAAAATTTGAAAGATTTTTATGAACCAAATAAGGTTTATAATTTTGCTCAAGAATATTGTATGTGTTATTTGAATATGGTTGAAAAAACTGGAATTTTTAGATCACAGACTCCGGACTTTGATTATGAAAACTATCCTAAATGGTTGGGGACAAAATTGTTTAGTTTTAATCTTTTAGATAAGTACTCCCTTACTGACATGAGAAGGGAACTTATAAATGAAGAAAATATTAGAATTTCTCCTGGAGGATGGCATTGGACTTATGTTGGTAGTGACGGTCTTTCTGCAGAAGAAAGAGTTCTTACTAAAATTAATAGTGCCGCACATCAAGAATATAATTCTGATTCTATAAAATCTGCTATTTCTGGGCATCTAAATTCCAATAATGATCCACTTGGTCGTGGTGGATGCAAATATGAAATTGTTAAAATTGATGATACTTATCCAAAATATATCTTGGATAACTTGGAAAAATATTCTTATTTGATTAAAGATGTTAGCAACTGAAATTCTTAATGGGCAGGGAATTGGCAATCAATTATTTTGTTATGTAACTACAAGATCTATTGCCCATGATAGGGGATTAGAATTTGGTATTAAAGATACTGGGTGGAGTGGTGACAAACGGTACAATCAGAATGGATTTTACTGGATGAATCTTGATATGGGATCTCTAATTCCAGATAATATGCAAATTTATTATGAAATAGATAAAAGATTGAAATTGGAAACCTGTGTACATGATATGACACACGGATGTGATATTAGAAAATACGATTCAAATCTTTTTAATGTTCCTGATAACTCCATAATTTTTGGTTGTATGCAAGACCAAAAATATTTTATTCATAATAAGGATCTTGTTAAGGAATGGTTAAAAGTTAAAGATGAATATGATACTTATGATTATACCGATGATAATATCTGTATATTAAATTTTCGTGGTGGTGAATATGTGGGACATCATGAATTATATTTGACAAGAAAATATTGGATTGATGCTATGAATAATATGACTAAAATTAATTCAAGTATGGAATTTGTGGTAATTACTGATGATATAAGAGCATCTCAAGACATGCTTCCAGAAATTCCAGCATATCACTTCTCTGTCGATAAAGATTATGTTATAATTAAAAATGCTAAACATGTAATTCTATCAAATTCTACTTTTCCATTCTTTGCAGTATTTACTAGCAATACCATTCAAAATATCATTGCACCTAAGTATTGGGCAAGACATAATGTTTCTAATGGTTATTGGGCAACAGCGCAAAATTTATATGAAGGATGGATTTATCAAGATCGAGAAGGAAATCTTCAGACTTATGATGAATGCTTACGGGAATTTGAAGACTATATATTTCAAAATAATCTTTATGTATAATTATAAAAGACATATGAAAATCGGATTTAATTGTAGTTCTTTTGATTTATTTCATGCTGGGCATGTTACTATGCTTAAAATGGAAAATGAAATGTGTGACTATTTAAAAGTAGCTCTTCAAGTTGATCCAACGATTGATAGGCCTGGAGTTAAAAATAAACCAGTACAATCTGTATATGAAAGGTATGTTCAACTTCAAGCATGTAAATATGTTGATGAGATTTTAGTTTATGAAACTGAAGAAGATTTACTTAATTTAATTCAAACTCAAACAATTCATGTGCGTTTTTTGAGTGAAGAATATGTGGATAGAGACTTTACTGGAAAACAATATTGTATTGATAATGATATAGAGTTGTTTTATCATTTAAGAAAACATAAATATTCTTCGACTGAAATTCGAAATAGAGTATATGATCTTGAAAAGAAAAAAAGAGAAGAGAATGAAAATACATCTGTTATGGAGCAATATTCTCCTCAACTTTTAGAAAAATATTCTTTAAGAAATGATTAACCAATGACAATTTTAGTTACTGGAGGCGCAGGATTTATTGGCAGTAATCTTCTTCATCATTTGGTTAAAAATCTAGATGAAGAAATTATATGTATTGATAAATTGACTTATGCCGCAGACAGAAATAATGTTCCTGATGGAATGAAGTTCTATGCCACAGATATTGCTGATGAGCATAATTGTGAATATATCTTTAAAAAACATAAACCAAAAACAATCTTTCATCTTGCTGCTGAAAGTCATGTAGACAATTCAATCAAAGATTGCTCTCAATTTCTTCATACAAATATTAATGGAACAGTAAATCTTCTAAATCTATCTGTCAAATATGAAGTTGAAAGATTCATGCATATTTCAACCGATGAAGTTTATGGATCTATAGAAGAGGGGTATTTTACAGAAACTTCAAATTATGCTCCAAGAAATCCTTATTCAGCATCTAAATCAGCAAGTGACCATTTTGTGATGGCATATCATACTACTTATGGTCTTCCTACAATCATTACAAATTGTTCCAATAACTATGGACCTAGACAGGATCTTGAAAAGATGATTGCAAAGACAATTACAAATCTACTGCAAGGTAAGAAGGTTCCTGTCTATGGTGATGGAAAGCAAGTTCGTGATTGGTTATATGTCCAGGATCATTGTGAGGCACTTGTAGAGGTCTGGAGACGCGGTAGAATAGGTCAAAAGTATAATATTGGTGGAGAATGTGAAATCAAAAATATTGATCTGGTTAGAATGATTCTTGATCGTATGAATATGAAGGAAAATATGATAGAATATGTGGAGGATAGACCTGGGCATGATCGTCGTTATTCGACCGATATTACCAAGATTCGTCATGAATTAAAATGGTCCCCAAGATTTTCTATAGAACAAGGACTTGACAAAACAATTGAATGTTATGAACACAATAGAAACTAATCTGAAAGATGCTTACATCATCACAAATCAAAAGTTTGAAGATGATCGTGGATTCTTTATGGAGTCTTTTAATTTAAAAAAATTTGAAAAAATTACTGGTGTGAGTAATTTTGTTCAAGATAATCATTCAAAATCTTCTAAAGGAGTTTTGAGGGGTCTTCACTATCAAATTGAACATCCACAAGGAAAACTTGTTCGTTGTATTTCTGGTACAGTTTTTGATGTAATTGTTGATCTGAGAAAATCATCTCCATCATTTGGAAAATGGTTTGGGATTGAATTGTGTAAGAATAATTTACATTTATGGGTTCCGCCCGGATTTGCTCATGGATTTTATACTCTTACAGATTTTGCTGAAGTGCAATATAAAGTAACTGATTATTACTATCCAGAATATGATAGAACTTTGATTTGGGATGATGTGGATTTAAAGATTGAATGGGGAGTATGTGGGAATCCTATCCTATCTCAAAAAGATTCGAAGGGAAAGACTTTTCAAGAATGTGAAAAGTATGTTTGAAAAAATTTCTGTTTATGGTGGAACTGGATTTATTGGAGGTTCTTTTTGTAATCTTTTTTCTGATCAGGTTATAAAAATTTCTAGAGAATCTAGAAAACCACAATCCAAAGATATTCTTTATTTTATTAGTACAACTACAAATTATAATATATTTGAAGATCTTCATGTAGATATCAATACTAATTTGAATCTTCTCATGGAAGCACTTGAGTATTGTAAAAGTGAAGATATTGTATTTAATTTTGTGAGTTCTGGATTTGTTTATGGATTGGATATAATAGATGCAAAGGAAACTGATCTTCCAGATCCTAGAGGATTTTATTCAATTACAAAACGGACAGCAGAACAATTGTTGATTTCATTTTGTGAAACTTTTGGATGTAAGTATCGTATCTTTCGTCTTGCTAATGTATATGGGACTGATAAAACAGTATCTCCAAAAAAGAATGTTTTGGCATTTTTGATAAACAAGTTAAAAAATGATGAGGATGTACAACTTTATGAGGGCGGAATTGTTCTTCGGGATTATATGCATGTAGACGATGTTTCTAGAGCAATTAAATGCATTATAGATCGTGGATCAGAAAATGAAATATATAATATTGCTACTGGACAACCACGGTACTTTCGTGATATAATTCAATTAGCAGTCGATAAATTGCCGAATTGTAAAAGTAGTATATTATCTTCTACTACTCCAGAATTTTATGCAAAAACTCAAGCAAGAAATTTCTCCTTAAACATTGAGAAATTGAATAAATTAAATTTTAAACCAAGTATTCCCCTTGATATTGGAATTGACCAACTATGTACCAATTGATTGACAATTTTATTAAGTCTACGAAAGAAATTGATAGTGATATCTTTCCTTTTCTAGCAAACAAAAAGAATTTTAATTCAGAGACTGATTCGGTCTATTACTCTGGCCCTTATTGGGACGATGAAGAAATTACTGAAATGATTCATTCGATCCTTAAAGGAAAGTGGTTATCTTCTGGTGAAAAAGTTCATAAGTTTGAAAAACAATTTTCGAAAAAGTTTGGATTTAAACATTCTGTAATGGTAAACTCTGGTAGTTCTGCTAATCTTGTAATGATTGCAGCACTTAAGAAACATTTTGGATGGAAAGATGGAGATGAGATTATTGTTTGTGCCTGTGGTTTTGCTACTACAGTTGCCCCGATTGTTCAGAATGGATTAAAACCAGTCTTTGTTGATATTGATTGGTCTGATTTGAACTGGGATTTGGATCAAGTAGAACAAAAAATCTCTGCTAGAACTGTAGCAGTGATCTCTTCACCTGTTCTCGGAAATCCTTATGATATTGATAAAATTGTTGAGATTTGTAAGGAAAAGAATATCCATTTGATTGCTGATAACTGTGATAGTCTTGGCAGTAAGTGGAATGGAAATTATCTTACCGATTATGCTGTTGCATCATCTTGCTCCTTCTATCCTGCACATCACATTTGTACTGTAGAAGGTGGAATGGTTTCCTCCAATATCAAAGAAGTTGTAGATCTTGCTCGTAGTTTTGCTTGGTGGGGTCGTGACTGTTATTGTGTTGGCCAACAAAATCTTCTTTCATGTGGGACATGTGGTAAAAGATTTGATAATTGGTTGGAAGGATATGATGGAATTGTCGATCACAAATATATCTTCTCTAATATGGGATATAATTTAAAACCTCTTGATCTTCAAGGTGGTCTTGGATCTGTTCAACTTACTAAATTTGAAGATATCCATTGTATTCGTAGAGACAATAAAGAAGCAATTGGAAATATTCTTGAAACTATTCCGGGTGTAAGAGTTGTAGGAGAACGACCAGAAGCAGAAACTAGTTGGTTTGGTGTTCCTATTGTTTGTGAGAATAAGCAATTAAAAGAAACTTTAGTTGCACATTTAGAAAAGAATAAAGTTCAAACTCGAAATTACTTTGCTGGAAATATTCTTCTTCATCCTGGTTATGAGGATCTTGATGATGCAAGTAAATATCCAAATGCAAATCAAGTATTGAATAAAGTGTTCTTCTTAGGATGCTCACCTACAATTAATAAATCTATGGTTAAGCACATTAAAATTGTTGTTGAAAATTACAAAGCATGATCAATATACCAAATACTACACTTCTTGCTATTGATAATACGCATAGAATTGAAAATACAATAAAAGCAATATGCACGAGTATCAGTGAAATTAACTTTGGTAAAATAAAGTTAATAACCACAAAAGAAAATATTGATAAGTATCATTCCGATAATCCTGAAATAGAATTTGAAGAAATGGTTTACAATATATCTGATATTAATACTTATAGTAAGTACATGATTTATGAATTGCATAATCATGTTGATACTGAATTTGTTATGAACATTCAAGATCATGGATTTATTATCAATCCTTCAATGTGGACTGATGAATTTTTAGAATATGATTACATTGGTGCTCCATGGTCTTGGTCAGAAAATTCTTATGTAACTCCATTTGGCGAACATATTAGAGTCGGTAATGGTGGGGTTTCATTGCGAAGTAAAAAACTTCTAGAAGTACCTTTAAAAGTGAATATTCCATTTGATTGCACAACTGGAGATTTTTATAAACATTTTAATGCTAATAATTTTGCAGAAGATGGCAATATATGTGTCCATAATCGCCATCTTTTTATTGAACATGGGTGTAAGTTTGCTCCTGTCGAACTTGCTGCAAAATTTTCTTATGAAAGTTCAGTTCCTGAAAATCAAAATATTGTTCCATTCGCATTTCATTGTAGACTTCCTCCTGGTATAGAAATTCATGACTAAATTTATAATCTGGGGACATAAACTCCACGAATCGACTCATAGTTACATTCATAGTTCATATAATAAGGCATTTCAATATCTTGGATATGAAACCTATTGGGTAGATAATAGAGATGATCTGAGTTCAATTGATTTCTCAGATGCTGTATTTTTTGTTGAAGGATCTGTTAGTGGCGATATGCCAAGATTGGCAAATTGTAAGTATATCGCACATCATGTTGATAATGAAAAATTAATTTCTTCTGGCATTCTTTTTGAAAATATTTTGAATCTCGGTAATTATCTTCCTAGAGAAGAAGTTCATGAAAAGGTTGAAGACCTTGCATATTGGGATAATAGTACTAGAACTCTTTACCAATGTTGGGGAACTGATTTGCTTCCTCATGAAATTGATATTGATGGATATGTACCCTTCAATCCTTCAAGAAAAACTTTAAATTATGTTGCAATGCTTTATGAACAAGGTCCTTGGTGGGCAGAAGAATTTGCAACTTTACTTGATCGTGATTTTGGAGTAGAATTTAAAGTTTTTACCCAACATGTAAGTCACGAAGAAAATATTCAATTGATACGAGACTCATTTTTATGTCCAGATTTTAGAAGTGACTGGCATTTAGAATGTGGATATATTCCATGTAGGATGTGGAAAAATATAAGTTATGGTAGAATTACTGGAACCAATTCTCCATATATTAAAAGAGCATTGGGGGATTATGTAGTTTTTGGTGGAACTCCTCAGACATTGTATCAGAATTTATTAAATGCCGAACAGAATCGGACAATTAATATGAAAGATGCTATGATGTTTGTGAGAGATAATCACACTTTTATTAATCGTGTAAATAATATTTTGAAGTTCTTATGATAGGATTTAATCATCTTGGTCGTCATGGACGACTTGGAAATCAAATGTTCCAATATGCGGCACTTAGAGGAATTGCTGACTTAAGGGGATATAATTTTTGTATACCTGGATCTGAATTTAAAGATCAATGGAATGATCATCAGTTATTTGGGGCATTTAATTTGCCCAATTTAAATAAACAAAAAATTCTTCCTGCCAATTATTATCAGGAAACTCAATTTAACTATGATCCGGACTATGTTGATAATTGTACGGATAATGTAAATCTATATGGATATTTTCAAACAGAAAAATATTTTTCTCATATCTCCGATAGTATAAGAGAAGATTTTACCTTTAAATCGGAAATACTTGATCCATGCAAAGAAGCATTTGATTTTGGTGAATTAATTTCACTTCATATTCGGAGAACTGATTTTGTTGAAAAATCTAATGATCATCCTCTATGTTCTTTGGAGTACTATCAAAAAGCACTTGAACAATTTGATTCTAATATTCAAGTGATGATTTTTTCTGATGATATTGCTTGGTGTAAAGAGCAAGAATTGTTTAGTGCTGATAGATTTCTATTTTCTGAAAATGAATGGAACTTAATTGATTTGTGTTTGATGAGTATGTGTACACATCATATTATTGCAAATAGTACCTTTAGTTGGTGGGGTGCATGGTTATCTGGATCTAATCAAGTTATAGGACCTTCTAAATGGTTTGGTAATTCGGGATATACTGCATTACATAATACTTCTGATATTATTCCTGAGAGGTGGATGAAAATCTAATGTCTGAAATTTCTATTTGTATTCCTACTTATGAATTTTATGGTGATGGAGTTAAATATCTTTCCGAATTGTTTGGTACGATTGAATGTCAAACATTTACTGATTATAATATTGTAATTTCTGATCATAGTAAAAATGATGAGATTTATAATTTTTGTGAAAAAAGTTCTGAAAAATTTGAGATAACTTATGTTCGCAATGAAAATGGTAGAGGATATCAGGCACCAAATACAAATTGCTGTTTAGAATTTGCCGAAGGTAGAATTTTAAAAGTTATCTATCAGGATGATTTATTTGTTGATCCCTTTGCATTGCAAAAGATTAAAAATACTTTTGATAAAACTCAATGTAAATGGATGATGCACGGATTTAATCATACTCCTGATGGTAAATCATTTAATCGACCAATGATTCCTAGATGGACTGATATGATGCTTGAAGGTAGAAATCTTTTAGGAAGTCCGTCTTGCTTTGTTACATTGAATGAGTGCAAACTTTATATGGATGAAACTATTAGATTGCTTATTGATACTGATTTATATCATCGAATGAGAATGTCCTATGGAATGCCTCATATTTTGGAAGATATTCTGGTTTCAAATAGAGAACATCCAGATAGAGTAAGTAGTAATCGTGTTACTTATGACATGCAAATTGATCATCCAGAAGGTGGTTGGTTAGTCAATAGAGATGAATATGAATATGTAACTGAAAAACATAAAAATAATAGAGAGTATCCTGATGAAAATTGATCTAAAAGATGCAACTTTTATAGTTCCAATCAGAATTGAATCTGATGATAGACTCAGAAATGTAATTACAACATTATGCTTCTTAATGTCTAATTTTGATACAAACATTATTGTTCATGAAGTTGATAAAGAATCAATCTTTAAAAAAGATGCCTTACCACAAATAGAAGAATATCTTGAGAATGATATTTCATCTCTTACTCATATATTTGAACAATCTGATTCACCTTCATTTCACAGACAAAGAGTTTTGAATGATATGTTGATGTTGGCAAATACTTCTGTAGTTGTTAATTATGATTGTGATATTTTACTTCCTATAGAATCTTATGTGTCTGCATATAATTTGCTTCTAAGTAAAGAATCTGATGTGGTCTATCCTTATGGATATGGAGATTATCAGAAACAAATATTTGCTGATGATGAACTTGTATCTGATTTTTTAAATCGTGATTTTGATTTTAAAGTATTAGAAGAAAAATCTAAAATTTATATGTCACAATATGGATTCGTCCAATTCTTCAATCGTCAAGTTTATATTGATGGTGGTATGGAGAATGAAAATTTTGTCGCATATGCACCAGAAGATGTGGAACGATTTTACAGATTCACAACTTTAGGTTATAATGTATCTAGAGTTGATTCTTTAGTCTATCATTTGGAGCATAAAAGAACTGAGAACTCTTGGTTTAATAATCCTCATATGCAATCTAATAATGATGAATGGGAAAAGATTCAAAAAATGAATAGTCAAGAATTAAAATCTTATATAATAACTCGAAAATACTATTTAAATAGACTCAATAAATAATTTGGATTTTGGTAAAATTATGTTTATTTCTGGTTACGGTTTAGTCGATCTCCTCAAATTGACAGATAAGAAAGAATTGGTTGGGATTGAATTGGGATGTGGTGATGGACATACTACGTTACATCTTTTAAGTAGTCTTCCAAATCTTACTTTATATGGAATTGATCCATATATCGGATATGATGATTTTAATGGACATAATCCTGCTGAGATGCTTGCAGGTAATTTGGTTAATACTATGCAAAAAATTGATCCTTATAAAGATCGTTTTACTCTTTATAGAGATATTTCTGATAATGTTGTAGATAAATTTGAAAATGAAAGTTTGGATTTTATTTTCATTGATGGTTTACATAGTTATGAACAAGTTTTAAAAGATTGTGAAAATTATTACCCCAAAATTAAAAAGGGTGGATTATTTTCTGGACATGATTATAGAGTGATTGATTCTGTTAATCGAGCAGTTAATGAGTTTGCTGCTAAAATAAATGTTTCTGAAATTGGTGAAACACAAAATGATGTGTGGTATTGGGTAAAGTAAATAATTAAATTTTGCAATCATTGGTAATGGATAAGAATAAAGCAATATATAAACTCAAGGGTCTTCCTCCCATTTATTATCTCAATCTGGATGAACAACCAGAACGAGCACAATATATGGAGGGTCAGTTTAAGTATTGGGAGATTGAAGATTATACTCGCATCTCTGCTTATGATGGTAGGGATGGTAGAGACCTCGGAGACATCCTCAAAGGACGTTATCCTGATATGATGTCTTCTGGTGAGGTAGGATGTGTAACATCGCACCTGAAGGCACTGAAGCACTTCTTGGAGACTTCTGATTCTCCTTGTGCTTTAATTATGGAGGATGATTGTGATATTTCTACAGTATCGCACTGGCCTTTTAAATGGAAGGATTTCTTTTGTAAGGTCCCTTATGATTATGATGTAGTTCAACTTGCAATTATCAATCCGGCACAGGTTCATGTAAAAATGCATCGTCGGTTTGTAAATGATTTTTCAACTGCCTGCTATTTGATTACTCGTCATCACGCACAAAAACTTATAGATCTTCATGTTCGGGATGATAAGTATAAGTTGGATAATGGTGTCAAACCACGTGCTGTTGCAGATGATCTGATTTATAATTCTGGTAATACTTTTGCAATTCCTCTATTCCTTTATAAGATTGAACTGGGATCTTCTATTCATAACGAACACTTAGATATATTTCATAAGTCAAGTTATGAAGGTCTTTGGCAATTTTGGAAAGTTGATGCAACGAATGTAAGTGACTGGAATCCCATATTTGATTATGATCCTTACTTTGGAACTTTGCCCCCAGGATTTGAAGGTAAATAGGACTTGACAAGTCTTTAGATTTCCTATATAATTGTGTGATGTTTCGTAACAAAACGAAAAAATGACCGTAACAACAGATGAGTTTGGCAAACAAAATATGTTTGCTAGTGAACCTAAGATGTACATCTCTGATGAGGATGCCAAGAAGTATGGTATGATGACTCATAACGAACGTGCAGAGCTTGCTAATGGAAAATTTGCGATGCTTGGATTTGTTGCCGCAATTATATCTTATGCGACAACAGGACACCTCTTTTTTGGTGTAATCTAATGGGAGAAGCAATCTTTACCATCGCAAGCATTGCCTTCTTTGTGCTTCTTGCACACTCAATTAATCAACTTTCAGAAACTTACTAACGGAGAAACAAAAATGAAATTCGGATTTACCCCTGAGGCAGAACTTCTTAATTCTCGCCTCGCAATGCTTGGATTTGTAATCGCAGTTGGCACTTATCTCACAACCGGGCAACTAGT